TTACGATTCATTCGATGATTGGTACAATAAGAACAAAATGCACATCATTTTTTAAAAAACTTAAAAAAAATTGTACTTAATCGAAAAACTGTGATATAATATATAGGTAAATTAAAAATAAAGGAGTAAATAATGGCACATCTAGTTGAAACAATGGCATACGCTGGTGAAGTTCCTTGGCATGGTCTTGGAGTTCCGGTATCAAATGATCTAACACCCGCGGTTATGCTTGAAAAAGCTGGACTTGATTGGAAAGTCAAAGAAGTTGAATCTTATATTGACTTCAATGGTAAGAAATTAAAAACAGGTCAGAAGTCACTTGTTCGTGATACTGACGGTAAAATCCTAACTAATGTAGGTGAGAATTGGAATCCACTTCAAAATGAAGATGCATTCGATTTCTTTGCTGAGTATGTTTATTCAGGTCAAATGGAAATGCATACTGCTGGTTCACTTAAAGGTGGTCAGATGGTTTGGGCACTTGCTAAAGTAAAAGATTCTTTTGAATTATTTGGTGGTGATAGAGTTGAATCTTATTTCTTATTCTCTAATCCACATCAATATGGTAAATCAATTGATGTTAGATTTACACCAATCCGTGTGGTTTGTAATAACACACTTTCACTATCATTAGACATGAAAGCTGATAAAGCAGTTAAAGTTGGACATAGAACTGAGTTTAATCCAGCTGAAGTTAAACAAGCACTTGGTATTGCTAGTGAAAAATTAAAAACATATCGTGAGATGGCAGAGTTTCTTGGTAAGAAACGATTCTCTCCTGAAAAATTGATTGAGTACTATAACACAGTATATCCACGTACTGCAGATAAGAAAGTACAGAATCAAGCACTTTCAGCAGATACATTATCACGTAACGCTAAACTTTGTATGGATGCTTTGGAAACTCAACCTGGTGCAAAATATGCAGAAGGTTCATGGTGGCAAGCTTACAACTCAGTAACATTTATTACTGATCATGTACAAGGTCGTAATGCTGACAATAGATTGTATTCTTCATGGTTTGGTTATAACCAAGCACGTAAGAAGAGTGCACTAGAAACAGCGATTGAATTTGCGGAGGCGGCGTAAGCCCCTCCCACATTAAGGAGTATATTATGTATTACAATATTAAATCAAATTTATTAAATGTTCCATGTGGACATCCATTCAGCCAGACTCCTCCTGGAGTAGCAGTTAAAAAAGAAGATATGATTTTTGCTAGTAACATCCCAAATAAAATGTCTCAACGAGCATTTTATGAAAAGGTTTGCGATCTTTTTGGTGAAAATAATATTATTATGAAAATATATCAAGTTAGTGATAATAAACTTTCCAAAACATTCGAAGGATCTATAGATGAAGTTCGAAGCCTAGCATACGCTTTCGCCATGAAAGTAGGTGCGACTAAAGGCCGTAGAAACGGAAACCCAAATAAAGATTACGAATTTGAAATAACAGCAGCATAAAGTTAATCTCGCCGTAGCTCAAGCGGATAGTAGCAACAGCCTTCTAAGCTGTAGGTTGGAGGTTCGAGTCCTCCCGGCGAGGCCAAATCCTTGGTGTGGCAGAATTGGTTATGCGTCGGATTGCAAATCCGTTCTATGCAGGTTCAAGTCCTGTCACCAAGTCCAGTTTTCTCCTAAGTAATGCCCCGTTCAGGGGCCTTACTATTATAAATAGCATTATGCTAAGATTTAAAAGATTTATACTGGAAAAAAATATGAATGTAAAATATGCGAAAATGTCAAAGGCTGTTTGGTTTCAATACAGTGATGATCGCGATAGATTACAAAAACTCATAAAAGCAATTAAGTCAAATACTCCAGTTTCATTGGCGGATGGTAATGATATTGAAATTGCCAATACACAAGATAACGTCAATGCAGTTCAAAAATTTATTGAATCTGAAAGTGATTCATCAGTAAAAACATTCGAACTAAAATTAAAGAATGGTAAAACTGTAATATCAAATACAATTGGTAAATCACCTTATTTTGGTGGTGCTGGTGCGGGCGGTGGCGCAACAGGTACAACAGCACAAGGTGAATGTTTACAGTGCATTTATTGTGAAGCAATGTTAGCCGAAGGTACAAAACCATTTGCACACTTTACACCAGAACTATTAAATGATTATTATAATGCATCTAATATGGATTTGACATTTGATAAGATCATGAAGGTTGATAGTCAATGGCACGAATCGGCTTATGTTACTGCAAAATATCTAATTGATAAAAAGATTATTAATAAATCACATTCATTTCATCGTGGTGATAAAATAATGAAATCAATTTATCTTGCAAAAAATAGATCACTCAAAGCAGCAGGAATGCCACCACTCAATGATGACAAATGGAATCCTGGTGACATTTGGGCGGTTAAGAAAGGATTTAATCCAGCAACTATTTTATCTAAAACAGATATTATGGAATTAAATCAACAGATTAAAAAATACTTTAGTGATAAAACAATGATTGGTATATCTTTAAAACAAATTGATAGTCTAAAAGATAGAGCCACACATCGAGTATATAATGAGAACGGCGGTGAAGTAGAAAAAATGAGATTCACTACTGGTGAAATAAAAGCACAGAAGTCTGGTAGAGCAACTTATTGGTCAGCTAAAGCTGTTACATTAAGATATAATACAACGACAAACGCAGATCTTCGTGCAGGTACTGGTTTTGGCGCACCTAGTTTTGAGATACAAGGTAAAGGTGCAAGAGGTGGTAAAGCTGGTTGGGGTGTGATTAAATATGCATGTGAGAAATATTTAAATACACGATTAAGAGACGCTAAACTTTATAAACCCGATGCTACAAAAATATCAAGAGGTGATAAGCGTCTAGTTGACGATCTATGGAATAAAGTACAAGTTATTGATAGAGCATTTAGACCAATGAATAAGGTGACACAAGCAGAATTTTATGATGGTATTGGAACACCAAAGGTGACTCCAGAATTTGTACATTCATTAATGTTAGGAACTTATGTATTGCATGCGTTTGCAAAGTCTAGTTCTCAAAAGAGGAACGAAGCTATCTCATATATAGCTAATCACGCTGCATCAAAAGTAGAGATTTCGTCAATATTCATTAAGGTAATGAAAGCATGATAAATTTTAGTAATTATATAACTGAACAAAAGAATACTCACATGACTCATATCGAGGACAAAGTTCTCTATGGTGGTGTGAAAGGAACTCGAGACGCAATTATGGCATTGCGTTCATTGAGAGATATGTTAGGTGGAAGACATGAAGGAAATGTCTCAGTAAAATGGGACGGCGCTCCTGCTGTCTTTTGTGGAACAGATCCAGCAGATGGTAAATTCTTTGTAGCTAAGAAGAGTTTATTTAATAAAGTACCAAAGGTATATAAAACACCGGCTGAAGTCGATGCAGATACCTCAGGTGATCTTGCAACTAAATTAAAGTTAGCATTAAAACATCTACCAGAATTAGGAATCAAAGGTGTGATTCAAGGTGATTTCTTATTTGGTCCTGGTGATCTTAAAACACAAAAGATTAAAGGTCAAACATATGTAACTTTTCATCCTAATACTATTGTTTATGCTATTCCTGCTGGTACAGAAATGGCAAGGGATATTAGATCCAAAAAGATTGGTATTGTATGGCATACATCATATTCTGGAAGATCATTGAAAGATTTGAAAGCTGGTTATGGTGTTAATGTTAAAGCTCTTAAACCTTCAAGAAATGTTTGGAGTCAAGATGCAATGCTAAGAGATCTAACTAATTACACACTTGATAAGAAGACAACAAATGAAGTTAACACACATCTCAGAAATGCTGGATTCCTTTTTAATAAAATCGCAGCAACTACTCTACGTCAGCTTGAAAACAATAAAGATCTGGCTAGTCTCATTGAAACTCATGGTAATACGTTTGTGCGAGCGGGTAGCTTACCGCCTGATCCAAAAAGAAGAGTGCAGGCTCTCATTAACTGGATTAGCGATCGCTACAAAAAAGAGATGCAAAAACGTTCAACAGAAGCTGGTAAAGCTGCGCAACAAAAAAAGCTAGATGAGATCTTAAAATTCTTTTCACCACAGAATAGGCAATCTTTAGAAAATATGTTTGAATTACAAAAAGAAATTGTTCTGGCGAAATTAATCCTTATAAATAGATTAAGTAAATTAAGTAATGTGAGAACATTCTTAAAAACAAATAAAGGTTATCGAACAACTAACGAAGAAGGTTATGTTGCGATCGATAAACTTGGTGGTGATGCGGTGAAAATTGTTGATAGGATGGAATTTTCCTATGCTAACTTTTCGCCAGATGTATTAAAAGGATGGGATAAACCAGGGAGAAAATAGTGGCAGAAAAAACACTAACTTTTAAACAGTTCCGTACAGTTGATTATAAACCAGGTGCGAGCGACGAAGAAAATCACAGAGCTTACAAACGTAAGCGCAATACTAATCTCAATGGCGTAGAAGAAGATCACGTCGAAGAAGAATTATCAGTACAAGGAAGACGTAAACTAGCACGTTCAATGAAACGTCGTAAGACTCGTCTTAAACTTGCAAGAAAGAAAGCATTAAAGAGAATGGCATCAACTGCTGTACTTAAGAAAAGATCTCGTCGTGGTGCTAGAATGACATTCGCAGATAAACTTGCTGGTAAAGGTAAAAAGAAATCAGAAGTTTCAATTGCAAAGAAAAAACAAATTGAAAAAAGGTTATCACAAGGTGGTTGGAAGCAAAGAATTGCTATCTTAACTCGTAGAATGATGCCTGCTAAACGTAGATTAGAAATAAAAAGAAAGAATAGATAATATATTATGATTAATTCATTTAAGAATTATTTAGTTGAAGAAGAGAAGACGGTTTATTTTACTTTTGGTAGAATGAATCCTCCTACAATTGGTCATGAGAAACTCTTAAATGTGTTGGCTCAGAAGTCAGGTAGAAATCCATATAGGGTTTACTTGTCTGCTACAACTGATAAGAAAAAGAATCCTTTAACTTTTAATGATAAAGTTAAAGCTGCAAGAAAAATGTTTCCAAGACATGCTCGTCAGATTATGGCTGATAAGCAAGTTAAAAATGTCATGGATGTAGCAAACAAGTTATATAACGAGGGCAATAAACGAATCGTTATGGTTGTTGGCTCTGATAGAATAAAAGAGTTTGAAATTCTATTAAAGAAATATAATGGTAAAAAAGCACGACATGGCTTTTATAATTTTGAGAGAATCGATGTAATCTCTGCTGGTGCAAGAGATCCTGATGCAACTGGTATTGCTGGTATGTCTGCATCTAAAATGAGAGATGCTGCATCAAATGGAGACTTTACTAAGTTTTCTCAAGGTTTACCAAGAAATGTGTCTAATG